GATGCTATTGCACTACCACACCCATATGTTTTAAACTTAACATCTTCGATTACATCTGTTTCTGGATTAAGTTTGATGTCTAATTTCATAACATCACCACATGATGGTGCGCCTACTAATCCTGTTGCAACATTTGGGTCTTTTGGGTCAAATCTACCCACACCATGTGATTTAGGATTTTTAAGAACATCCTCAAATCTGTCTACTACTTTATTACTGTATGCCATTATCTTGTAATCCTAACATTCCTTTTGCGAAACCTTTTATAAATCTTTCTGATAAATTATCTGAAAACATTGTTATAGTTAAAAAAGGCAATGCAAAACTATATATAACAAACACTACTATAAGTGCAAGTACTTTTCTTTGCACAAATATATTGTTAGGTTTCGCATCTCTTACAAATCGCCATGCAGGATAGTATAAACTATACATAGCTGTTAATACTCCTGCAAACCAAAATACTGCTATTGTTGTCAATATTTCCATTTATTATTCCTATCATAAATATTTCTCCAAGTGTTTTATGCTTCCTATATCATAAGAAAGAGCAAAAGCTTGATACCCTGCTTTATTGCCATCTAGCCAAGGAAACATAGTTTGACTTAAATCACAAGGTGTTAGAACATCAACTTGATAGCCTCTAGCACCATACTTTTCTAAGTAATTACATTCTCCTAAGCCTGGCATACTTTTTTGGTATTCTAAAGTATGTTCCCTTTTTATAATACCAAAATAGTTTTCTTTTGGAAGCCAAACTTTTTCACCAACTTGGAACTCTTCTGCTACACATTCTTCAGGTAAAAATATTTCTCGTCTATTATCATAGTTTTTTGGCATTTTTTCTGGAACACCAAGTCTTATAATAATATTTTTTACAAAAGCAGGAGAACGATACATTCCCTCTGCTAGTTGAGATATATTTTCTCCGTTTGTGTAACCCCTCACGACTTGCTTTATTTCATCTTCAGAAGCAGGTTTTCCCCTCTTCTCAGCTTTGAATCTTTCTTTTCTCTCAAGAGTATCTTCAAAGTCGTCTATGATGTTCTGAAGTCTGGTCGTGTTATACCTAATATTCAGAAGTTCACAAGCTTCTTTCTTTGTGATAGGATTATCTTGTCTTAAAAATGAGATGACCCTACTAATGTTATCATTAGTAAGGTTCTCATGAGCTTTCTTTTTTACTGTCCTCATCTTGCAGTAATTCTTTTTTCAGTCCAAGCTTCATCTACATTCCACCATTCAGGTTCTCCTCTAACTTTCCAAGTTGCGAATGTTCCTTTGTCTTCGTGGTAGAACTTTCTATATGCTTCGACTGGATTATCTCCTTTGCATGAATCTGGCATAGCGAGTGCAAACCGTGTAAGTCCAATCCTCGGTATATCGAGGTCGGGTAAGTTTGCGATAACATCATGCATCGACTTATGAGATTTGCCTCCATATCTGTAACCGTACTCCTTGTTGAGTTCATCTGCCAGTCTGTAGAGCCACTCATAGTTGTCGAGAGATTCCCGTACCCAAATACTGCAAGGGTGATTGTACATAGTAGGAAGATAAGGATAATCCCTAGGGTCATTTGTTTTGTTTGCCCTGACTTTTTCCCATTCTTCACTCGTAATTTTTCTCGGTATGTGTCCTGCATATTTATTAATCCAATGTGCTGTACACAATAACTGTGCTGATTCTAATATCATTTTAATGATATGCTTATCGCAATGATATTGTGCACACTTTTCTATGTTTTCGTCTAATATAAAAATATTCATAAGTATATATTATACTAAAAATAAAACTATATGTCAAGAACTATTTTGAGTTAATCTTATCTTTTGATGTTCCAGCATATAGTCCAAACCATGCTGCTCCTGCTCCTACGACTATACTAATTAATCCTGATTGTTCTAGTGTTGGACTTTCTAGTGCCATAAACCACATCACAGAATAATATAGTAAAAAGATATATACTCCTAAGAATGCTCTAGGAAAAATTCTCCAAGCATCAATCATAGCAGATAAATGAATCCACTTCTGCCATGGGTTTGATTTTTCTCCCTGTTCCATTTCAAATATTTTTTGTTTTAAAGCTTGGTTTTCTTGTATCATTTCCATAAATTTATTTAAATCTATTTCAACTTCATTTCGAGACATATCACCACTAAATTTTTCATTAGCCATTATTTTCTCCTTCAGCCCATTTTCTAACAGACTCTTGTGAAACTTGTTCTTCCAACTTATTTAATCTTTCTTCATGCTCCTCAAGCCAATCTTCTAAATCTTCAAATCTAGCTTGAGCGGCAGGATTCTTATCAAACCACTTACTTGCTTTTCGCATAGCCCACCATTCACGAAGAAACTGTATCATATCTTTCCTATTGATGAACCTGGCTTATCTTCTCTTTTTTCAGGTAAACTATCTATGTGTTTTAATACTTTTTCTTGTTCCTCTACCCATTCTAAATAAGGACATTTTTCCTCTTTATGTTCCTCTTTTTTACAAAATATCTCTTTATAAAATTTAATCAGCAACTGTAGTAACCTCTCTATAATATACAACTACTGTTTGTAACTCAGTTATATATCTTTTTAATTCTTGTGTATTATATGCCATCAACTCATAGTCAGGTACAGACATAGCAAGAAAAACTACTTGACCTTGGTCTTTCTTAACTCTTTCTAAAAATTCCTCTATATTTTTATCTGATACTACATACCACTTTGGTTCTTTTAAATCTATTTCTCGTGGTAATATAGGTTGTATTATTTGTCTATCTATAGGTTTTGAACTAACTTCAATCTGTCGTGTTGTTGCACAACTCGTTAGCACTACCATCAAGACAATCAATATTCCTACTAATTTGCTCAATCGCATCAAATACCTCCTTTGTTCCTTTATTTACTCGTTTTTCTATTAAGCCTGGCTTTGCCGCTGCTAGCTTTGTTAAATTATGTCGTCTAAAAATATCAAGATAGCGATTCATTTCTCTTTGTGCTTCTTGACTTCTTTTACTTAATTCTGTTAGTTCTTGTCCTTGTGTAGCAAAATCTTCTTGTAAGGTAGATATAGTTTCTTCTTGCGTTTCTACTGCTACATTTAGTTGGGCATTGTTTTCTCTTAGTCTTTGATTTTCACTCCAAAGCCACCAACATGCTAAACTTAAAACTACAATTACTCCTATGAAAACTTTGCTCATAATCTTTTCCTTACTTCATCTACTATGTAATAAATTATTACTGTCCATATTATCAAATTAAATAAAAAGAAAAATATTTTTTCAGGAATGGTAAAAATCCATATTAATATGTCCATTGTACTATCATTTATAAAAATTTTCTTCTTGAATTAATTTTGTTAAAAACCATTCAGCTTTTTTTAAATCTTCAACACCATTCTTTTTTTCATATCTCCAAAGATATTTTATAATACTTGCTTTTAAGTATCCTTTAAACTCTGCTGTTCCAAGAGACGATTTTATTGCATCTATGCAGTCAACCTCACCTTTGTAATGAGAAGGGTTTATTGTATCTTCTGGAAATAAATCAGCTATTGTTTTTTTCATACTACCACCCTTGATGTCCTTTTGTTTTCTTTTTCTTTTTAAAATGTAAGCGACCTGAGAGTCCTAATACTGTGAATACAACACAAAAACTTACTACTATAATTATTCCTAATACTGCTGATGCTATTTCTAATAAAATTATTAAGTTCATATCATACATTAACTTAAAACCCATGTTTCTGCAAAATTTTCTGCTTCTTCTTGGGTGTTATGAAGAGTTTTTACTTTCTTAACTCCCTCTGCTTTAACCTCTACTGACCATACTTTAATCGTGTCAGCTCCAAATTGTTTATCTGTTGCGAATAGTTTTGCTTTTTTATTGTTATCACTACTCCAAAACTGTGATATTAGTTCTTTTTCTTTCATTGTTTATATTTTTGTTTTGTTAAAATTAAATCTGCCTCTATATCTGCTTTTTCTTGTTGAATTTTATTTTGTAATAGTCTGGCAAACTCCTCTATATATTCTTCTAAAGACATTCCTCTTTCAGCAGCGTGCTGTGCCGCTTTCATTAACATTTCAGATGATAACTTTATTTTAGACATGTTCCCAAGGTTCTCCTTGAAAAAGAAGAGCTTCTGCTTCTCTTCTGCGTATAAGTCCATTTAATACTTCTCCTCCTGCTTTATTCCATCTTTTAATTTGAGCTGGAACTTCTTCATAGTTTCCTTCATTTAGTACTCTTAATAAAGTAGACTCTCTAAGATTAGTCGGACCGAGATTAAACACCCAAGCAACTAAAGCATCAAATTGAGAAGGAGTTAGTCCTACTGTTACCATATCATTTATATAGTTTTCATACTCATGTAGTTCTTCTACTAACATATGTTCTGCTTCTTCTAATGTAATTACATCTCCTTCTTGCACTCCTTTTATATGCCCATATCCTATTGTCCAAACACCTGCTGGACATTTATATGCTTCTAGCTCACAGCCTTCAAACTTTTTAATTAATGCTATGCCTTCTTTACTTATCTTCATCATCTTTCCAATGTATACAATCTTTTTCTTTCCATATCTTTCGATACTTCTTCATAAGCGCTTTGTGTGATTTTGCTTGTTCTTTT